TGGCTGGTAAGCTTACACTGATCTTGCCAAATACTGATGTATTTGCATATGCATCAGGATCTTCTCGTAATGGAGTATCTAGAACGTGTAATGTAGTGTATGGGTGGGATGGATTAATAATCCCGTTGTACTTAAGATAAACTTTAATAGCGGCTTTCCTCATTAATCTAGAGGCCACTTCATAAGAAATACGCATAATATCTATCACCTCAACATTATGATATATAACCAAAATAACCCTTAAAGGAGGCAAATAGGCATGGCATATAATAGAATGACAGACGTCATTAATAAGATCGAACGACGTCTAGGTACAAAGCCATTAGGATTACCGCCTGAACTAGCTAAAGATAAATGGGCTAGTGAAGTAATCATTCCAGATACACTATCTACATTTAGTAGATATTTCCCTCATATGATTAGAGTCTTGTTGACTAAAGACGATCAACGTGGAGACTATTATCTTCTTGATAGACATATTCCAGAGAATTATGAAATTCTTGGTGTTAAAGATCTTATGTGGGAGGATTTGGATACTACAAGAACTGGTGTACAGCAATATGGTACATACGTTATGTCAGCTAAAGCATTAAGCTTTGATGATATGATGCTATCTCAACAATATTCAAACATTGCATCATTGTTTAATAATAACGTATACGTTGAATACATTCCGCCTAATATGGTTCGTGTAACTATGAATATGGCAGGACAAGTATCTAATATCCTAGACCAAATGACTCTAGGTGTATTCGTTAAGCATCCATCTAACCTAATGACTATTGAACCAACTAAGATGGAAACATTTGAACGATTGGCTACAGCTGATGTGGCAACTTGGCTATTTGAATACTTAAAACACTTTGATGGTATTGAGACAGTATTTGCTAATATCGATCTTAAATTATCTTCTCTTGAACAGCAAGCATCAAGACGTGAAGAGATTGTACAGTTCTTACAAGAGAACTATGTCAACCCAGCAAATGGTAATCAGCCAATTATGTACACGGTATAATAGAAAAAATCCCACTATGAGGAATTTCCTCATAGTGGATATTTCTTTGTTTATAATGAGATATTATTAGTTCCAAGTAAACCAGTTGTACCCATATACTTAGCCATAGTACTAGCATGTAATAATGGATTGTATGTAGATAAGAATCTTCTAAATCCTTTAATGCGGTTTATAGTTACATTGAATGAATCTTCTGAAGACTCATTAAATACAAAACTTACACCAGCATAGAATGAACCAGTCTTCTTATTATCAATAACCACAGGTACACAGTATAATGATGCACCTCGATAATCTTTCATAAGCATAGGTCTTACTGTATTAGAATTACATCTTAGGTCATAAGATACACCATCTTTACCACGTACGTAGTCAAATGGTGAACCCTCTGCATTTACATCACAGACTTCAAGAATAGTATCTATAAGCTCACAGAACTCATCATAGTTCTCCCAAGTCAAGTCTATAGATACATTACTATTACCACGTTGTGTTAAAGACATGTAATACTTATACCTAAGATTTGTAGTTATCTTATTACCGCTATTAACTATAGTATACTCATTATGTAATGGACTAAACTTAGTATTACCGTTTCTTAATGTAGTCGTATTGAATGCTACAGTAATCTTCATAATCAGATTATTACCGAAATCAAATACTTCCTCGCTTATCTTAGTATATGATTCAAAATTTTCCATAGTGCTTCCTCCAAGAAAAATTAACTTTCATAAGATAGTTAAAGTCCTTGTAGAAGACAAAAAATAAAGACGGGATTGGTTACCCGTCTTTATTCCTAGTAATTATGCAGAAGCTTCTGTAGATTCTGTTTCTACTGTAGCTGTTTCTTGTTTCTTCGCTGGTTTATTAGCTTTAGGGAGTTCCAATTTAATATTGAAACGTTCACCAGCGTCATTAAGACCTTGAAGAATCAAAACACCATTTTTAAGATCAGACTCCTTCTTATTGAAGAAGAATCTTTGATCTTTACCAAGACTATCAGCTTGGGTTTGGATGCGTTTATATGCATCCTTATTCACAGTTTTCACCAATACATCAACTACATCTTTTTTAATAGATTTTAAGTTGATTAGATTATTTAATTTATTATAAGCTTTTGTTGTATCGGCTACTGTGTGTTGTTTTTTGGCTTCACCATCATTGTTATTAGTTTTAGCTTTCTTAGCTACTACAATTTTGGTTTCACCACAGACATCGAGCAACGCTGCGATGTCCTCATCTTTTACAATACCGTATTTATCAGTACGTTTATTGTAATAGATGGAAAGATATTTTACTAGTAAATCTTTAATTACTAATAGCTTATCTTTCTTTGGTTTGGAACTAAGTGCACCCATTACATAGAATGCATTACCAATATCGTGGATATTGGTAAGTTTTCCTTTTTTGATGTTTTTGAAGATTTCCTTCGCTAAGTCTTTAGTAACGACCTTTTTCATTAAGGCCTTGCAAGTTTTTTCATAATGCTTATCTGCATTAATCATTAACTCACTAATGGTAAGACCAGTTGCTAAGGATAAATCTGCAACATCGTAACGGGAAGCGTCTGTTCTAAAATTAATAGTTCTCATGATAGGTTCCTCCTTGTGGAAATTAAAATAAATATACATAATCACTATTACCAATATAGTATACAATTGAAAAAGTCTTAGATAACAAAAATCCGATATAGGCATTGCCTATATCGGAATCATTTATTTATCTTTATCTTTCTTATATACGTTATTTATATCGAATGTATCTCGATAGTCTATAAACATACGATTTGCTTCATATTGAGCTTTGACATTCTCACGAATCAACTCAAGTTCTTCAGCTTTATTATTCAATGTATTGAAATCTAGCTGAATTTCTTTACAGTCTGAAGCATATTTCTTAAATATAGGTTTCTTAGCTCTATAATACTGTCTAGTAGATGTAAATCCTGTATCTACAAACTCAATATAATCAGTATCATCGTTTCTAGTTCTACCTAGGGTTTGTCTAGCTAATACTTCAGACTTGAATGGTTCATTTAAGACAAATGTAGCTCTAAGACCACGTATATCTAAAGCAGCGCCAGCTGACTTAGTTGTAGAGAGAATGATAGTCTTAGATAGTGCAACTTGCTTCTCTGCTTGTGTATATGTGGATGTAAATATACCCACATCACCACGATACTCTGGATAGTTCTCTTCTATCCAGACTTTAATCTCTTCGATAGCTTGGTTAGTCCCGATATATACTAAGACTTTACCACCTATACGAAGAATTTTATCCATCATAACAAGCATAATCTTTCTAAACTCTTCAGTATTGACTAATGAGTTCATATACTTATTACGATCTAACCCATACATGTAATTATAACAGTTAGCTCTCATTTGCGGAGTCGGTCTGCTATTATATAGTATAGCATGGTATCTTGTATGTGGATCATTATCAGCATCAAACAAGTCTATCTTAGGTACATTCTTAAAATATAGCTTATATATAGTATTCTCATCACTATTACTCCGTATAGGAGTAGCAGTAAGATACAAAGTCTTCTTTGTATTTGTAGCATAGTCTATACTAGCAATATTCTCAAAGTTAAGATGAGCTTCATCGAATACTTTCATATATACATTAAGCTTCTTGAATAGTTCACCTATAGAATCCCATCCAAATCGTTCACCAAAGTTCTTTAGTGTAGAATGGGTCACCATGAATGCTTTATACTTAGATAAATCAGTAAGTCCTTTAAGAATCTTGTGTATAGCCGCTGCACCAGTGATTATCAGTACCTCCCTAATGTCGGTATTGGTATATTCTGCTACACAGTTTTGCCACTGTTCTAACCATGCCTTATTTGAGGCAATTACGCATATCTTTACATTCCAATATGCCATAGCTGCTATAGTTACATAGGTTTTACCGGCACCAGTATTTAAGTTTACTGATAGCTGTGTCCTATTACTATTAGCCATATATTCACCCTTAGCTAGAATGAATCTTAAAGCTTCTTTTTGTACATCATCTCTAGGCATATACTTAATAGTGGTCATAGTAGTCTGCTCATATGGATCACTATTGTACTCACGTTCCATTTCTACACCTAAAGTTCTAGCTATAAATCCTGTATCAACCCCTCTAGGGAGATACATAAGTTTCTTCTCTTCATCAAATCTAACTCCTACGTATTTATATGTATGAGTCAAAGGATCGAAGATAGTAAAGTACTTTTCTAATCCAGGTACTTTACCTGGAGTATAATCAGTAACTACTATAGAAGTATTTCGTATTATAGCTCTCATAATACCTCCTTTAAAGAGAATACAGTATGGGAATAGCTCCCATACTGTATAGTTTCTTTAGTCTTCAACTTTAACAAACATGCTCTTGACCTCTTTCTTAGTATCATCTATAGATAAGTCTCTAGCCTCTTGGTTTAAGAACTCTTGAGGGTTAAGCATGTAATAGTAATCTATAGAAGATGGAGTTTCTTTCAAGAATGTATTAGGGTTCTTCAATGTATCCTTAATACGTTCATATGCTAAGGAGATAATCAATGATGGATTTTCTCTCAATGCTGTACTTAATGCAAGTAATTGATACTTGGCTTCAGGATAAGACCAATCAGGTTTACCCATAATATCATCAGCTGCTCTAACTAAGTTAGCAATGATAACTTCAGTATGTACACTCATTACATTAAGACCACCCTCGATGATAGTAGCATTAAACTTAGTAATGATTTCAGGTAATGTAAACTTAGGAGTTATGCTTGCAATATTGATAATACGTTGAGCTTGTTCCATTGTTTTAGCTAATTCGTTATTTTGAATACGCATAAAGAATAATGGAGTCTCTTCGTTCAATAATGGTTTAGCATTCTTCTTAGCTACATGTAATCGTACATCGAAGTACTCACTATCATCATCAGGGATACTAGAGTTAACCATTCTACCAAAGATATCACCAAGATAGAACTTAGATACATGGTCTATATCTATTTCTTCACTACCATCTTCATCAATGATCATGAACTTATCGATATACTCATTTAAGATATCAGTATCTTCACGTTCTTCACGGATAGAATCATATTCTTCATCTGTAGTATCTTCAGAGATACTATCTTTATAGATACGAATCTTGACTTTAGATAAATCTACTTCTTCTTTAGGAAGAATACGGTTATCAAAGATAGTAAAGTACTTTTGGAACTTAGCAGGCCATTCAATAGTTTGAAGCTTAACTTCAAGAAGATGCTTAGCTGATAATAGTACTTGAGTAAACTCTCTACTGATAAGCTCTGCAGCGAATTTACCAATATTGATATTATTATTAGTATGAGCTAACTTACCATAACAACGATAACAAATACCATGACCATGTACAGCAGATGCACATGTAGCTGGACTATATAGATATACAGTTTTACCCTTGAGGTCTTTCCAGCTATCTTCAGTAATGAGTACATCAAAACCATTAGGTTCTAGACGACACCATCTATCTATATACTTATCGAAGAAGACTTTATTATCAAACGTAATAGGAATTAAGTTTTGAGTATCACATTTGAAGTTCTTATCTTCATGGAGATAACTTTCTTGAGCTAATAGACCAAGAAGACGTGCAAAGTAACCTGCATCACCAACGTTATCTTTAGCTAAGATTTGTGCAATACGTCCACCAGCAGATTCGATGAAATAGGATACATTATTATTTACACCACCAGTAATAAAGCTATTGGATATAATGTATGGATATACACCACCCTCACCATCTGGCTTAGCACCAATGAATCCCATAAACTCTCTCAACTGTTTAAGGTTGATAGTTTCTTTTGCTCTAAATGCATTAGCATAGATATGGTCATATCCAATATACTTCTTAGAGTTCTTTACATAGTCCTGAATCTTATCAATCAACTTATTACCATAAGACTTAGATTCAGATAAAGTTACATCATCTAAGTTAGGATAGATAAGGTTTCTGTATTCAGGGATATTCTTAAGCATCATAACTTCATCATGTAAGTTTACACTATTAACGAAGAATGGTGCAAATTGGTCCACAAAACTAATATTGAATATCATATCAGCAATAGCTTGATTCAAAGTCTTCAATGGAATAATCTCTCTATATGGACCAATGATAAGTTTATTAATATAACTTTCGATAGCTCTACCAGGAATACAGTTATCGAAGAATAAGTGTTCTGGTTTAATAGTATCACCGACTTTAACGATGATATTCCAGAAGATCATATTAATCATATAGTGTGCGAATGTGAGTTTAATAACTTTACCACCAATCCGTACACCAATCTTTTTAGTTCTCACTAATTCAGATTCAATCATATCTTTCAGGATATTTAGAATGCTTTGGTAGTGAGATTCCCAATTATATATATTAATCTTTTCTACGTCTATAACTATATCTTTACTTAAGACATAGTCAGCATAGATACCGTAATTAGCTAGGTTATTCATAAACGCTCCTCCTTATAAAATAAACCATGTATATTACTACTACTATAATATACATTTATATGTCCGGAACGTTGTTGATTTTTATAGGTAAAATACCCACTATAGGGCACTGCCCTATAGTGGATACTTTGTGATTATTTTT